GTTATTAAACAGTAGCGGTTATGGTATAGGCAGGGTTGGGTAAGGTTGGGGTTGTTGCTATTGCAACGCAATTGCAATAAGCGCCTTGCCCCAGGAAATTTAGCCCATAACCCGCCCTAGCCGTGGGTTTGGCAAGGTTTGGCAAGGTTTGCCCATACCGCACCTAACCGCCAGGGTAGGGTGCCCACAATGCCCTGTAGCAATTTGTTTAACCCAAACCTAACCTTAAACCCTGGCCCCGGCCTTGGGTTTAACCTAGGCCATTGCAGGCACCTTAAAACCAATTTAGTAACTATTGCACAAACCAAGGTTTGGGTATGGGTTTGGCACAAGGTTTGCTATTGCAATTGCCATACCAAGTAAAGTTAATAATTAAATACACAAGCCTAGGCTTGGGTATGGTTTATGCAATAGCAATAAGTGTGCCTTGTAATTAAATGTACAAACCCACACCTAGGCACAAGGTTTGCTATTGCAATTGCCATGCCTTGTTACCTTGTGGGTACAAATGCACAAGGTATAGTTTATGCAATAGCAATAAGTGTGCCTTGTTACCTTGTGGGTACAAATGCACAAGTGTACGTAACCAAAACCGGGGTCAGGGGTGGGTAGGGGCCGGGGAGGTCCCCACCCTCACTGAACTGACCAATGTCCCCTCGATATGGAACAGAACATAATGTGGTATTATATACCTTCCATACCCTTATTATAGTTTTCTTCAACCCCCCCTTGATCCATATACGATAACCCTTAATAATTTCCCTAGTACATCTAACAATTATAAATCTTTCATATGATGATATACCAGTATGGATATTTCTTTTCTTTGTTATTTTATTCAATATTCCATTACACCAAACTATAACAAATCCCATCTTACCATTAGAATTAAATCCCCATTGTAATTTTATAACCACAATTGAATTTCTATAGAATAATAACAACCCAATGATAGTTCGGTTACAATGGTCTGCGACCTTTCGAATAGGAGTTGTTTTTCTTTGCCTAGTGTAAAAAGGTTGAGTATAGGATCACTCCTACAAAGGATATTGTTTACAAGATCATCTTCGATCAGGGTCTATTGACACGAAAACACCCTTCTAGGAATTCAAAATTGACTTTCTATACCAACCCGGTAGATGCTGGATTGTAATTTTAACGATATAGATTTAAGAGTTTTTGTGGGTTGAAGTGCTCAACACAAACCCGAATTAAAATAGTATTGTCCATTATCACGACCAAACCGATCATAATTGTTGTGTAATAAATGTGATAAAATATTGGTGTGTGATCGGTAATGTCCCTAGACAAGTAATTCCGTTTGAGCTATGCTCTATTATTTATTCTACTCAAATTTAAACAGAACGATATGCTTCCCCTGCACAATTCCTGCACATCTTTCGCATCCGACCTTTCCATTCGGGCATTCTTGAACTATTGCACCGAAGTTCGGCGGTAATACCGGATTAATAACTATGTTAATACTGGGTAATTCTTCGCATTCTATTTTAATATTTTTCGGTTCTTCATATTTTTTAGAGGTCATTACCACTCCTTGAATCCTTTACCGCTTTAGTAGCTAGGCAGATTGCCTCACAAAGAGATTCCTTACCTGTAAGACACCAAAGGTTCCCCTCATTGTAATCATTATAAATTACAATCCAAAGTAATTTTCCTGAAACATACACCTCATTGTCAATCTGTATCCACCATCCCTCTTTCCTCGTCGCCTTCGCCACCATGAACGCCTGCTTGGGGTCGCTAGTGGGGTGCCACTCAAAGTCGTATAATTGGTGATTTCCTTTGTCATCTACCCATTCTCCAGCAGAATAATGAACGTTGCTATGTTCACCAATCTCCACTTTACGTGGGGGTATGTATTTCCATTGCATCGGCCATTCAGCCAATTCCATATCAAGTCGGTTCATTTCTTCAGAGGTCATTGTCTTAAATCCTTCGGTCTTCACCTTTGTTTTCTTGTTTTATAAAATTTTCCCACTCTCTATGAGCGTCAGTCTCATACTTGAATTTAAGGGCAATCCACAGCCCCACAAATAGGACACACAAGAGAGCTACAAGCCACCACATTTTATTCTCCCCTACGATTTATCGTCAAATCCTTTACCCCTTTAGCGGCTAGGCAAATAGATAGTTTAGTCTTTTTTCATGTATTCGTCCTCTAGATATTAACCACACGGACATTTCCAAATATTCTTACCATCCCAGGGGTGGTAAAGATCATATGGGCGATTCATGTTTTTAATAATGCATATAGAATCAACATTATTTGAACATAGTGGACCGATAAATCCATTATTGAGTCATACAGCTTGAAAATATTCTCCTATCTTGGGGAAGAAAACATCAAGTTCTAATTTGTCAACAATAAGTTCTTTGCTGTTAGGGTTGCACTCCATTATTTGCCCCCCAAAACACCCTTCACTTCTCTATAATCCTCCCCGTTCATATCCCACCCGGAAGCATCGCAGAGCCTTTGGAGGAGGGATCGGTGTATGGTTACGTATTCACCAGGCTGGTGGGTGAGGAAGGTTTGGATCGGGACGTTCCTGTGTACTCTGTCCTGAGCATAGAAATTAGCGGATAAACCCACTGGAGTATCCCTTCTGCCTTGGCTAACCTCTTAGCCAAGACCTCACAGTTCGGGTAATGTTGCATATCCTGGGACTTATCCTAGGATGAGTCAACCCCTATCGACATCTTGAGCCTCCATAATCTTAATTCGATTTTCAAGAGTTTTAAATATTTCATCAATAGAATTGCAATGTTGCCATATATATTGACAGGTAGAGATAACTGCCCTATTCATAAATTCTTCAAATGAAATTTCTTCTTTGTTCCAACTATCATCCCATTTATCTGGTCGTCTATTCCAACCATCTGGGTCTATAATTACAATATAATCTTTGACAATCTCTTGCCATTCACTACTCGATTTGAGCATCTTTTACTCCTTTGCGAGCTTCAGGGTGGCTTGGGCCTGCTCATATTCATTAATGGCGTTAGTTAGCCGGAGAGACAGCTTTGTCCACTCATCGGAAAATTGAATAATCAGTCTACCCGTAAAGGGACTTTTTTTTAGACTGGCAGCGATCCCATCCATATCCTGCCAGGCTTTAGCAGCCTCGTATATTTTTATGAGTGCATCAAACGCCCCCACCGCCTTCACAATCCTCTCAGCTCTATCAATGGCGTCAACGCCAAGACCCATGTTACTGTAGACTTCGGCAACTAAATCGCCGTCGCCGCTCCAGATTTTTACACCGTCCATCGACATATCTTCCACTGTCCAGTCGGTGTCTTTCATTTCCATTTTACCCATCCATCCAAATCATCAGGAAGTAAATCCTCTTCAGGTTCTTTATGATTGCAAAGACAGTCCAATAGTATTTTGTAGTTAAATTCTCCAAACAAGTCCCGCAAACCATCAATATGTATTGAAAATAGGTAATAATTATTGAACTTGCTTGGCAAATACGCATGAACATAATTATTGTCCCTTTCATCTCGAACAAGGTGTATGCTGGCTTTTAACTCCATAATTATCCTCCCTACCCGTCGTCCGCCCGCCATCGGCTGAAGGTCTTTCTTGTGCTTTGTTTTCCTCCGCCAGTATTTCTGCCCTGCCTTGGCAGTTAGGAAGTTTATCGGTCCTGAGTTCTTTTTTATATTTCTAACATCGTTTACCCGTTTTCATACTAGGGCATATAGATCTGAGTAAGGGAACATGAATAGGATAACCAATCCCATTTTGCCTGGATTTCATAATCCCGATTTAAAAATATGAGGCGAATGTATAATGATCCCGATCAGTCCTCTGTCAATTCCCAATCTGTTGGTCCGGCAGGGTCAATTTTATCTGCAATGTATAGGATCAACAATAGGATCGGGTATCCTATCATTGCTATTGCGATAAGAGTTATATACCTTAAGTTTTTAATCAGATCCTTAATTATAATTATTTACCTCCTTAATAAATTTTGGACCATACAGTATATAAAATCTTTGCTAGTGCGCCTGTTAATCTATTTGTTTCCGTGTTCATGTGGGTTTTACATGTAATAGGCCATATATCCTTCGCGTTTGCCTATTATAGCTTGCATTAAATCACCCCAAGCTCTCCAGGTAAAAGATATAGATGAACCATCACTAAGTTGAAAATAATGGTCATTACAAAAAACACCGCCAGTAATCCCCATAAAAGGAGACTCTTCTACACAAGAGCGGATTGCTTTTATACGAGGTCGCCATTCTTCCAAGAATTGTGATAAATATTCATCCCATGTCGGGTTAGAAGGATCGCCGCCCATAATAACAATACAATCATCCGGTGGGGTATCCTTGATAATCCGTGCTGTTATTTCTACCATATCATATCCTTTGGGGTTAACCCAGTCGTTTTGTTGTCCTTAAGAATTCCTCTGTATATATAGAATCCAATAGTGTTTTTATATGTTCCCTTATTTCTCTTTGGGAACAAATGTATATGGCTGGTGTTTGCTGTGTTATCTTCCGTTGTATTTCTTCTTCCGTACCTAGGACGCCCCAACGATTACCAGGATTCTTAGTTAATGAAACTAAATTGTACCTGGTGGTATCAGTAGGTATAATGGTTATCAGATAATAATTGTCTTCTATCCTAATAATATCCCCTCTTTCCCATTTGATTGCAGACATATTGTCCCCTATTTTTCTTTATTATTATTGTAGTAGTATTTTATAAAGTCTTGAGGGACCTCAATAGCCATCATTGTTTTATAATACATCTTACCATTTTTAATATCCCATACCGCTTGGTAATTGAATATTTGGGCATTTATGCCCTTGTCTTTTAGGTAACGTTCGAAAGCCACATCATCTTGTTCGGATGTGGTTTGTGCGTGGCAACCCATTAGGGATAAGATTGTAAGTAATAGAACTAATTTCTTTTTCATAATTTATTTCCTAAATCCTTACATGACCCTCTATATGGTCTGTGTTTACCATGTCCTACGATGTTACCGTATTCATCCACAATAAAACATAGGCATCTACGAAAAAGGAACAACCAATTACGGTAACAAGATACTTTAGAAAAATGGTAGATAGTATAAGAGGATCCTCGTGATTCCCTTAAACAATAGCGAGTGGAAATTATATAGGATAATCTTCTTAGGTCCCCCTTATTATAAGGAGTAAGGTCTTTTTTACCATTAATAAAAAGAAAAGCCCTGTTTGGCAGGAAATCCAGTACCATCTTAACAGCATCTTCTTGTAACATATTTTATTCTACCCTCCAGCACCGCACTCCATCAGCAACACATCTGGAAGCGAATTTTTTATTAGGGAACCTATCCCTGCGCCAACATTGTGCTAGTGATTGTTGGATTCTATACATTTGTTCCTTAGCACAAGGAACTAAAAAAGAATCTCCTATTTCCATGTACCTGAATGGATACTTATTTCTCTTGCCTAGTTTTATAGGCGGCAGTTCAATCCCTTTTTCGATGGGTAGCATTTTTTCGCCCCTCCTTGTATTATTTGGGTTATTATTAGAAATCCCATATGTGTGGAATTAACTTATTTAGAACAAGTGTCGTCCGGATTCTATCTTTGCCCTCTTGGGGTTTATTCCTATTACAGTTTCTTTTATCTTACTCCAAGTGTCTTTAGATACAAAGGAACTTATTTCCCTCTCTACATGATGAAAGTCTGCCATATCGTTGATATTATAAGCTACCCAACTATGAAACTGCTCGTTTTCATCGTTATAGTACATCCAACCTTCGTTACTCAAATTTATATGCCATACAACTGTAGGTATATCCATTCTTTTTACCACGAATATTTTAGCATTCCCGGGTTGAGCTTTACCGAAGTTCTGTATTTCCTCTAGGTTGGAGATTATCAAGTCCTGTTCCAATTGATCTAACATTTTGTAGTTCCCTTCCATACCCTAAAAGGATTTAAAATGTTCTAAAATTATTTCTGGTGTCAATCGTACTGGCAGATCAATTAGTTCTCTGCAATAGGAGGAGGCTCCAATTTTACCTTCCACGGCGTCTATATAACAGGAGAACTTGCCCTCTTCTTCATGGTATAGGTAAGAGGGTATCTGTTCTTGTATCTGCTCTTTGAACATTTTTATGAATTGTGTATCTACACCAATTTTAATCCAATACTTGCTTGATATTTCTTTAATTGTATTAAATAGCTTATTTTTATCGAACCTTTCTTGTGTTCCTTTTGCTCTACCTGCTAATTTATAACCTAATAGTGTTAATTTGTCAAATCCGAAGTTGTACATACTTCCCGCGATATTCACTAAGGAGCAGTCAGTGCAAAAACCATCGCCCCCTATAATGATTTGAATAGAGATTTGTTCTTTGGGGTATTCGTGATAATTCAAACAGCTGTATAGTTCAGCTATTGTTTTGCGGTAGGTATAAGGTTCTACAGATATGGCAATACCGCCTACACCTTCTATCAATTTATAGTTCTTTGGATCACGAAAGAAATCTAAATTTTTAGTGGAAAAGTTCGGAGTTATTCCAAGTTTTTTGCAATAAGAAATGATACCAGCAAAGTTCTTAGATAGGGTTGGTTCACCCCCTCCTATTGCTACTTCAAAAACTTTTAGATCTGCAAGGGTAGTTATAATATTGTGGAGGGATAATCCCGTATTTTGTTTACCAGTCGGCTTCGAATCTTGGTAGCAATAGGGGCATTGGTAGGGGCAATAATCTGTTATTTTGATATCCACTAGTTCGGGAGCTTCTGCTTTGGTAGTATTGGTGGTAAAATCCTGTTTTCTATTGAAGGAGAACCGTATTTTATCGCCGCTATTAGAATTATATAGAACCCATTCGTCATTCATACCATCTTTACGGCAATACCATGTACCTACTTTATCGGTTATGGGTAATCGGAATGCATTTGTAGCTAACGGGTGTTTTTCGTGAGTGTTATCATTCCCACCTAAAATAGCTAAATTAGGTTGTAAAATGTAATTGGTTAGATCTAAGAAAAAATCTTCATCTATATAATCCGAACCAAATTTCCTTGGCAGGGTAATAATACTTTGGTGGTCTATATAACCCCTTGGGAAAAATTTGGTATCTGTACATACAGAACGTATAATATATTCGGTCACCTGGGGATCGAAATGACGTAAATTGGACTGTAACACCATTGTCAAATAGTCCATTTTAGCTTTGTGGGAAAAACAAGTAAAAAATTCCCATCCAAAACAACCATCCTTCGAATAATCGTCAGAGGGTTTCTGGTTTGGGGGTAGGAATATTAATGAATGTAAGGAGGAACTATTTGTTGCATGTCCTAATCTTATATTAGATACTTTCATTTTTTTCCCAGTATAATGCCCCGACCCTGGTGTCGGGGGTGTTTGGGGAGCGCCGAGTTTAAACCTACCAGGAGGTTTTGCTAAGGGAACCATAGAAAAAAAGGTTGCCCATTTAGCCCATTGTTTATTACCCTTATTATAAAGGGTTTTGCTAAAAAAAGTTAATTTTTTTTATATCGAAGCATAATTTTAATGTAAATTTAAGGGAAAATTGTTCAAGTAGATAGAATTATATACGAATCCACTTGCATTTGTTCCTACAATATGCATATACTAAAATAAAAAGGTCTGGTTATAGAGACTATTTGTAGAGGTTCGTTAAATTGGAGAGAAGGCCGGTTAAGGGCAAGGGTAGGGGTAAACAGAAGGTTGAAATTAAGACCATAGATGACAACAAAAATAAAGATCATACTAGAATAGCTAAGGATGGGACTAAACTTTTCCAAAAAGTAAGCGAAGAAGAAAAAGAATATAGAAGAGTTCATGTTCTATTAGGCTTGTTAGAAGGGAAACCTTATTCTAAAATAGTAGAACCCTTGAATTTTTCTGTGATTGTAGCGGCAATTGTTAAGAAAGAATTAATAAGTAATGGTTATATGATCGAAGATGCTGCTGGTTTTGTTATTACAAAGAAAGGGGAACAACTATTAATCAAGCATGGGTTTGAATATAGTAAAACAGAATGTAAGAAAATAGAAGAGGGATTACCTTCGGTTAAAACTAATGAGGAAGAGGGATTACCTTCGGTTAAAACTAATGAGGAAGAAATATTAGCTTTAGTCAAACAGAATAGAATTCCTATAGGCTGCCATCAATCTATTTCTGATAATAGGAAATGGGAACCAACCGATGATGATAGAAGAAAGGTTATGCTTATGATAGCGACAGGTGTTCCACCTGAAGAACTTGCTAGAATCATCGATCCAAAGGGTTCTATGGCTTTGGCTAGGTTTAAACGTTTATTCAAAAAGGAAATAGTTGATGGAAAGAATATAATGGCTATGGAAGCTTTAGATACAGGATACAAATATTTTAATGGGGAATTAAGGATACCAAATAGTGGAGGGGCATTAATAGTCCATTGGATAAAGGCTATAGGGGGTGCTAAGGATATTTACGTTAAGAAAGAGGAAGAATCACAAAATACAGCGGAAATTATGAGACAAACAGCTTTACAAATGGCTAATACCATCCCCAAACCTAAAAAGGAAGAGGTGGGACAAAAGGAGGTCGTACATTAGATGTCTCCTAGGTATGGTATTGGTAATAGAATAGATAGAAGTATTCCAGTATTGGAAATACCCCCGCGGTTTTATCCACTAAGAGAACACTCTGAACAAATACGTTTTTGGAATTCATGGTCTAGATTTAAAGTAGTGCCAGCAGGACGTAGATCGGGTAAATGTCTTGCTGAGGGTACTTTGATTACTATGGCTGATGGTTCTTTATCTCTTGTAGAACGAGTTAAACCCGGTGATTATGTTCTTACGGTTAATTCTGTATGGCGTTTGGAACCTAGAGTAGTGCAGCATGTATATGACAATGGGGTTAAACCATGTATTAAATTAATTACTTTTAAAGGTAGGGAATTGATTTGTACCTTAAACCACCCTATAATGGCGAATAGAAGATGGTTAGAAGCTACTAGTATAAAAGTACGCGATTTGGTTGCGGTGAATAGGGCAGATAACAGACATACAGATTTATATCCTATAACGAGGGGAGAAGTAAAGGATCATATAATCCATCCGATCACCACTTGTACTAATAGGGGGGCGTATAATGCTTTATGTGAAAAAGGTCACTATGCTGAGGTGAGGTTGTCTCTCCACAAATTTTTATTGTTTCGTGATCATATGGATGATTATTTCACACATTTTATATATGGGGATGTAGTTTGGGATGAGGTAAAAAAGATTGTACATGTTGGTGATCAACGAACTTATGACCTTACTGTAGAAAATAATCATAATTTCTTTGCCTCTGGCATATTAACTCATAATACCGAATTGGCTAAACGTAAAGTTATAGTCAGATGCATGTCTCCCCATGATGGTTCTATCATGCCGTTACCATGTAGGGCTGATATTAGAGATCCTAAATATTTCGTGGCTGCGCCCACTAGGGATCAAGCGAAACGTATCTATTGGAGTGATTTAAAAGCTATGGTCCCAACTTGGGCTTTAGCTGGGGGTAGGGAAAAAACTGCCATAAGTAATACGGATATGAATATTAGGTTCAAATCAGGTGCTGAGTTATGGGTTATCGGTATGGATAAACCTGAGCGCATTGAAGGTTCTCCTTGGGATGGTGGGGTCCTTGATGAATATGGTAATATGAAATCTAGGGCTTGGCCCGAACATGTGCGTCCTGCTTTATCGGATAGGGGCGGATGGTGTGATTTTATAGGCGTCCCTGAAGGTAGGAATCATTATTACGAATTGGCGCAATATGCTAAGAAGATGGCTCAGGAAGCGGAAAAACTGGGACAAGTGCCAGAGTTCGATCTGTTTCATTGGACGAGTGAGGAAATACTAGACAAAAGTGAAATAGCCTCGGCGAAATTGTTTTTAGATCCGCTCACTTACGAACAAGAATTTTTAGCGAATTTTTGTTCATTTCAGGGTAGAGCTTATTATGCATTTAATGAAAGGACTCATTGTTGCCCGTTGCAATATAATAAAACACTGCCTTTGATCTTCTGTTTTGATTTTAATATAGATCCTGGAGTAGCTGTGGTTTGTCAAGAACAAGTAATGCCAGGAGTTTTGGAAGTGGGTATTGATAAAGAAACAGGTAGGGAATATAGTCGTCCTGTTATTGGAACAGGTGTAATTGGTGAAGTCTATATTCCCCAGAATTCTAATACTGTAGCTGTATGTAATAAATTGGGTTATGATTGGGGGATGCACGAGGGAGAAATACACATTTATGGTGATGCTACTGGGGGTAGTGGGGGGAGTGCCCAAGTCCTGGGGAGCGATTGGACTTTAACGAAGCAAGTACTTCCTAAGTATTTTAATCCAGATAATATATTCTACTTTGTGCCTGGTGCCAACCCTAGAGTTAGAGCACGAATAAATGCTATGAATGCTAGACTTCTAAGTATATCTGGAGTTGTTCGCATGAAATTTGATCCTCAACGTTGCCCTAATACTATTAAGGATGTGGAAGGAACTAGAATTTTAGAAGGTGGAGTGGATTTGGATAAGTCTGATAAAAAATTAACTCACTCCTCAGATTCCCTTTCATATTATATAGTTAGGAGATTCCCCACTGATCAGTTCGATAATAGGAGTTTAGAATTATTATGGTGATTTAATAAAATATGGGGTTCATATTGTTGTGTACTTGGGATTGGATAAAGTAATTAATCTATAAGGAGTCCTTATGTCTAAAGTATTACAGTTCACTAATAAAGAAACAAAGGATGAAGAAGAGAGAAGGAAATGGATTAAAGAAAGTCTCGTTAGTTGGTCAGAGATGGACGATCTGAAAGAATTGGTTATAATAGGTTTCCCTAAGGATGGGGGTTTCAGATATCAAATCCCCATAGCACCAGTAGATAGTATATACGTTGCTGGATGTCTGGATAATTTAAGGGACCTATTCCAGCAAAGGGCTAATCTTATGGCAGTTGAATATGATAGTGATGAAGAATGATTATAATAGATATAGACGAATATAGGAATAATAGAAATCCATATATAACAGAAGAAGAAGTATGGGACACTATTGTTAATCTGGAAAATAATGAAATGCTTATAATCACTAATGACAAAGGGGAGTTGCGATTCACTAAGGTTAGGGCCAGTAGGTTTTTGGTAGATGTCGAAAAATTATGATAGAGATAAATAAAAATTATAATGAAGATTGTCTAATCACTATGGGTAGAATGCCAGATAATTTTGTGGATTTGGTTGTTACCAGCCCACCCTATGATAAAGTGGGTTGTGGTCATTCATATTCCGGTAGTTTGGTGCGGTCACACCCTGCGGCTTTCCCAGAACAATTAGCCGACGACCATATAATCTCTTGGTCTGATCCTGGGGATTTAGTTTATGATCCTTTCATGGGTAGTGGAACAACTGCGAAAATGGCTATTATGAACCAAAGGAATTGGATTGGTTCTAAAATATCTAAAGAATATTGTGAGATAATAGAAAAAAGAATAAAGAAAAGAGGAATTTTTTATTAAGTCAGAGGTTCAAAATATAAATAGTATTGGTATAATAAAATAAAGGAAAGATAGATGGCAGATGATAAGGTTTTAATAGATCCATATACAGGGCAAGAAGTGAAGACAGTACCTAGAACTGAAAGTTCTATAGGGAAAGGTGATATTTCTACACCTTGTAAGGCGTATGTAGGGCATCGAGATAGGTTGGAATTGATAGATACCCTTCTTGGTGGTACTCAAGCTATGCTTGAGGCAGGGCAGAAATATTTGCCCAAGGAATTGAGGGAGAGCTCTGAAAATTACACACAGCGATTAAAAAGAACAATCCTGTTCAACGGTTTTGGTAGAACTGTTTCTTATTTGACTGGCCAGGTATTCAGTAAACCTGTTATCCTTAAAGAAGATGTACCTGGGAGTGTAAGGGGTACAGATAAAAAAGATGGTTTTGTAGAAGATATCGATATGAGAGGAAACAACTTGGATGTGTTTCTATCCAAGGTTTTCGCTAAAGGTATAGGAGATGGTGTGACTACTGTTCTAGTAGATTATCCACCCGTAGAACAGGGGGTTATTACTAAAGAAGTGGCTAAGAAGAGAGGACTACGTCCTTATTGGGTGCATGTTCCTACTTCTTCCATTATAGGTTGGAAAACGGGCAGGGTAGATGGTAAAGAAGTGTTTACTGAATTACGCATCAAGGAAACCACAGAAAAGACAGATCCTGATAATCCTTATAATACCAAAACTGTAAATTTGATTCGTTTGCTCCGACCCGGAGAGTGGGAGCTTTGGGAGGAACAAGATCCTCAAGATAAGGGAGCGAAAGAAAAATGGGTGAAGATTGATGGAGGGTCTACTAAAATAAAAGATAGAATACCCCTAGCAGTTTTCATGCCTGGGGAAAGAATAACACCATTGACTTCTAAGCCCCCATTGGAAGATTTGGCCTATCTAAATCTCGCTCATTGGCAATCTACTTCAGATCAGTATAATATCTTGCATTTCACCCGTCTCCCTATTTTGTTCGGTAAGAAACTATCAGACCCAAATAAGTTAGATGAAATAGAACTTGGGCCTAATCGTTTGGTGCATTCTGATTATGACGAATCAGAATTGAGATATGTAGAACATCAAGGTGCATCTATAAATGCTGGCCATGCCCAATTGATCGATTTGGAAACTAAAATGGGGTTATTTGGTTTGCAATTATTGATGCCTAGTACTGGTAATATCACTGCTACCGAAAGAGCTTTGTCTTCTGGTGAGAGTGATAGTACTTTACGAAGTTGGGCTTTAGAATTTAAGGATTTTGTGGAACAGATTTTAGTTTTTACGGCTATGTATATAGAGGAACCCACAGGTGGAAGTGTAGATGTAAATACAGATTTCCGTTGGATGCAGACTATGGATGCAGAAGTACTGCTCAGGGCTGCCCAATTTAGGATTCTCCCCAAACAATTGGTATTTGAGGAATTAAGGCGTAGGGGTATCATTAATGCAGAATGGGATTGGTCAGAAGTTGTGGAAATGTTTAATGGGGAAGATTTCTTAGGAGGTTCTTTAACCTCTGGATTGAATATAGGTAAATTCTCTTCTGTGAGTACAGAATCACAACGGTCTGTGGCTGGTGTAGGGGGTTTATCAGTAAAACATGGGAGTGGTAAGAAGGGAGTATAAAATAATAAAGGAAAATAAAGAGAAATGAAGACTAAGGAGATCAAAGGCAGTACAGATTATTGTCCCGAATGCGGGTCAGATAGGATTAGTTATTCCAATGAAGTGGATATTGGGGAAGAGGCTAATGAAGTCTCTTTGGGCTGTTATTGTTTAGATTGCAGTGTAGGTTATGATTTGGTGTTCGTTTTTGCAGGCAGGCTTGTAATAGAAGACCAAGAGGAAGAATAAATTAAGTATGAGGGGATTATGGCGACAGATAAAACTATGAGTGAGAAAGATTGGCAAGCAAGGTGGGATGCGGAAACAGTTGCAAATGCAGAGAGTATAAAGGCAGACCCTAAACGTATGGCTGGTGTAAAGCGTATGGCCGGTGATTTGGTGAAAGAGAAGGAAGAGCAGATGAAGAAGATGCAGGCAGAACATGCTGCTCTTTCTAAAATGGCTGATGGCAAGATGGAAGGTAATACGAACGAGGGTAAAACGAAAAAGGATATGAGCAATAAGAAAGGTATGGAAGATAAGAAAAAGAATATGGATAGGAAGGATGTGAACTCTGGTAAAGATAAGGGTCCTAGTAAAAAGAATATGGGTAAAGGGAAAAAATAGTTTTATGGGGGATGTTGTACCTATCCAAGTATTTCTTATAAAAATGATCCATAGGGATGCTGGTAAATTAAAAAAGAAAAAGTGCAATGGGCGAAGACAATGTGGTAGAGTTCAAACTCACCAAGAAACACATTTACAGGCTTGCATTAAAGGAAGTGAATAACCTTTATATGTTGTCTGCTGGTAGTAATGACCCAATTGTGGATGTTGGCAGTATAAGAATGTTTGAAGAAGGTTATATAGATGAACCCTATCGTTTGGATTGGGAGCGATATTGTTTAGAAATCATAGAGAGATTGAGAAATGGAAGATGATATAGTATGTTCATTACAATGGGGTGATGTAAAACAAAACCCAAGATTAGTTATAGAGTTTAGTTCTAACATCCACCCAGATAATGTATTGCAATTGTGTGGTGTACTGGAAAAAACAGCGACCAAATGGATAAATTGTAAAGTTTGTGTACAAGAGGAATGTGAAAAGAAATATAATTAAGGAACTATAGTGAGTAATGAAAAGGAAGTACTCTATCTATCTATAGAAATTATGCGTGAGGGTTCTTTGTTTAAGAAAGAATTCTCCTTTATGTGCAATTCTGAAGTTTACAGTAGAACTTCCGTAATGTATGAACACCAGGAAGAAGATGGGTTTCGTACAAAGGGATGGTTCCGTTTAAATGGTCCAGATGGTGCCCCGATTGTTATAAATTTGGATTCGTTACCCTTGCTAGCTGAAAAGGCTAAGGCTAAAAATTGGGAAGTTGTTTGGAATCCAGAATTTGATCCCAACACCAATGAATTTGTTAAGAAAGTGGAATTCTAAAATTTCCACTCTGTGCCTCCTTTCTAGATGCATCCAGAGTCTAGTGTAAAGATGGTTCTGCCCTATTTATTTATAGATTATTTTATAATTGGGGTTAACACTTCTACAGAGTGGGCCTATGGTATATAGACATGGCAGAGGTGAAGATCATCAACTGACGTTTGCCCCAAACGAGATTGGGGCACCTATTCTAATTGAGGGTTCATGCCTATGAATTTCATTTGTGGTCTATGTTTGTGGTTTAAGCGGCGTGGTGATGAGGAATTAAAAGAATCAAAGAAGTATGGAGAGGATTGGGAATTTTGGTGTCATTACAATAATCCTCCGGAAGTAAGTGATCCATATAACTTCTGCCATAATTTCAAATGTCTCTACTGTTATGGCGATTGTGAGGATGAAGTAGATCATTTCGATTGTATGGAAGAGTGTGTGTGTGAGGAGTGTAAAAAACAAAAACAAAAGCAAAGGTTGAATGTTGTGGAATAAATTATGATCCTATTACAAGGTTTAGGTTTAGGTATCTTATTAATCTGCCATTACATAATTTGGAATTCTACCAAGACTTGGCAGGAGTTTTTATATTATGTATTCTTTATGAACCTATTTGGAGCTTTAATGGGTATTCCAAGTGGAGTGATAATCGGCAGAAGAATAAAGAAAATACACAAAGAGGAGGAAAGGAAGTCTTTTTTAAAGAAATTATCCAATAGACAATAAACCTCTTTTCGAGGTTTAAATTAAAAACAGACTTTAAAGATAGTATCTACCCTTAGTCTGTGGGTAAGGAGACGATATGGTTTATGCTGAGAAATTTGCAGTGGCAATAAAAGTAGATGGTAGGGTTTTAAGGGAGAGGGGTGATGAAGTATTTTTACCCTTCGGTTCTTCTTATTCCATATTGTTGAAGAACCTTAATTCCAGAAAAGCTCAAGTAGGGGTGTCCATTGATGGTGAGGACGTTTTAAACGGTCGTTCTTTATTGGTAGAAGCGAATTCTTCTGTAGAATTGGAACGCTATATTAAAAATAGTTTAGATAAAGGTAATAAATTCAAGTTTATCCATAAGAACCAAGAG